ATGGCAACCAAGCGCGTGCGCAATGGCACGTGGCATTTCACGGTTCGGCGAAAAGGGCTGCTGCCGAAGCCGATCTATCTCAGTTTCGCCACCGAAGAGGAAGGCGACCGCTACTGCAAGCACCTGGAATCGCTGCTCGATCACGGCATCGTGCCGCGCGAGTTCGCCGAGAATCGCGGCAAGCCCAAGACCATCGCAAAGGCGATCGTCGAATACACCGACGCGGAGCACATATCGAAGCAGGATGCGCCAGTGCTCGAGTTATTGCGCGAGCGTGTGGGCAAGATCGAATTGACCGCCCTCACGTACGCATGGTGCTCTGAATGGGTTTCCAGCATGAAGCGAAAGGATCATCTGGCGCCATCAACCATCCGGCACTACGTCGGCGCGCTGGCCCGATGCATCGATTGGTGTTGCCGGCACGAGTACATGCCCGGCAATCCACTGCGCGCGCTACCCAAGCGGTACGCCACCTACAACGAGAAGGACGCCTCATTCCTCCCGGAGGAAGCGGAAGTGCCAGATGACGAGCCGAACGACCGGCGCCTCGAGCCCGGCGAGCACGAGCGCATCTTGCGCGTTCTGAAGACCGATTACGTGCCCGACGGGAAGCAACGCGGCCTTGCCCTGGAACACCGCGAGGCGCTGACGCTGATGTATTGGTGGGCGATCCGCGCAGGCATGCGGCTCAGTGAGATGTACACACTGACGACGGATCAGGTGGATGCCGCGCGGCGCACAATCTTCCTCGATAGGACCAAGAACGGCAGCAAGCGCCAGGTGCCGATGTTTCCCGAGGCCGTAGCCGCGTGGGAGTCGTACAGTTTGCCAAATGGTGCAAGTCGGGTGGAGTCGGAAAACTTCGTGTTCCCGTGGTGGTCCGGTGGTGACGAGGCCGAGCGGCGGCGCGTGACATCGTTATTGTCACGGCAGTGGGCGCGAATCTTCGCCCAGGCAGGGTGCGCCGGGTTGACGTTCCATGCTCTGCGACACGAGGCGACGTGCTGGGTCTACCTGAACACGCAGCTATCGGATGTGCAGATCGCCAAGATGATGGGCTGGAAGTCGCTGAAAATGGCGTTGCGCTACGCGAATCTCAGGGGCTCGGATCTGGCGATGCTGGCAGGGTAGGTGTGCTGCTGTAATTGTCGGCTTCGGCGGGAGTAGACGGCGGGGTTGCGGTCTACTCCACGTTAGGCCTCAGAAACCAGCGCATTGCGAGCGGTCAGCACGTTGGTTTGGCAACGCTCGGGCCACTCGCTGCTGAAGTGCTGCGCTATGTGCTGCAACGCTTCACGCATGCGCTCGGTCTTGCGCTTCTCGCGGATCAGCAGGTTCAACACCGCCTCGGTGTCGCGCCGCTCGCGTTCAATCCGCTGGGCCGGCGTCTCTCCTTCCTTCAGGTACTGCTCGCAGTCGGCCAGCATCTGGCGCAGCTCGCGCACGTCGCCGGTCACGCTTCCATCTGCCATCGGCTTCTCCTTCTCGCAAAGTTGGCACCCCGGCACACGGTGCGGAATGCAGGTCATCGCGGGTATTCGGGTCACTTCGGTATCCACCCAGGCCTAACTGGGCGCTCAAGCGGGACCTTCGCCGGCAAGCCGGCTCGGCCCCTTAGCTTCGACGTTAGGCATCGAGTGCCAGCGCCGTGCGCATTTGTTGCACCGTCTTCCGCAAGCGATCGGCCTCGTCTTCTGCTTCGCGCACCCGCGCATGCAGTTCCAGCAACCGGTCAACTGTCAGCTCGTTGTGCATGGCAAGCAGCGCTTGCTGCATCGGGGTCTGTTTATCCGGCTCGGTCGGCCAGTCTTTGTCTTTGCGCCAGTGGTCCACCAACGCCATTGCTCTGCTCAGATCCATTTGCAAATCCTTTCGCTGATAGTCCTGTTGATGCAGCCATTCCCAAAGAATCCGGTGAGTAGCAGAACGTCGCGGTTTTCCCGCAGCCAGCGGTATCGCGCCGCATCCTTATTCGCTTCGGTCAGCGCATCCTGCAAGTCTTCCGCCGCTCGGTCTCCTGACTTAACGAGCGCGAGCAATGCGCCGGCAAGGCTGTCTGCGTCTTCGCGCCGAATGAATGACCCATCTTCGCGCTGCGACATGCTTCCTGGGTACGCGCTGTCGTATGCTTCAATCGCTTTCATGTCTTCCTTTCCGAGCCGAGAGGCCCAACCAATCATTCCACCGGACTGCCTCCGGCAGCCGGTGAATTCAGACGTTCGGCGTCAGCACCGGGCACGATTCCATCTCGCACCACTCGCCATCGCGCGCATCAGCATGCGAGCACTGCATCACGCCGTCGTTTATCGAAAATCCCTCGTAGCAAGGGCACTGCTCCCGCATCGCCTCGAAGGCTTCCGGGTCACGGGGCATTTGCAGCCCAGCCGGTCGGCCCGGAATTACCAGCCGAGTGCCTTTGTTCTTGCACTTCCTGCACCCGCTGCCGCCACAGTCGCGGCAGTCGCGGCAGTCAATCAGTACCTTTTCCATCACCCTATCCTCTCTCCGAACAGACGCCGAACAACCCATTCAACCCGGACGCCATGCAACTCCCGTCGGATTCCTCAATCGTTCTCGCGGGCCTGCCGCTGAACTTTGCCGTTGGGCACCTCAATGAACACTCCGCGATCGCCCAGTTTTCGCAGAGCTTTGGCACACTCGGCACCGAAGGCGAGCAGCACGGTACCGGCGCCGCATCGCGACTTTTTGTGCTGGTTTTCGTTGCCCGGCACGAATTCCACGCGCCCCGCCACAAACAGCATCGCGGTCGCGGATCTCATCGCCTCTTGGCACCAACTAGCGTCGGTGCGGCTGAACACCAGCGCAATGCCGTTGCCGTGCTGAGCCATCCGCCGCACCCACAGGCCAGTGCTCGGCCCATACGGCGGGTTCATCCAAACGCGCCCGAACCACGGTTTTTTCAAGCCGTCGTCGAACACCGTGTATTTGGTGGCGGCCGGCACCGCCGTTTCGTGGTCGTGTGGACTCGCTGGGTCGAGGTCGAACTCAAGCCCGAGCGCATCGAACACCCACGCCGGCGTGTACCACTCCACGCTTTTGTGTTTCGGTGCCTCCCGCCGTTCGCCAAATATTCCGCTCATCTCAACCCCCGGTGCCCAACCCTGCGGTCGTGCGGTAGCGCCCGGTGTGTTCGCCGTTCGGCCCTGCAATTTCCATCGGTTGTATCCACCACATTTCGTTTCTCCTGTCCTACCGGTCTTCATGGGTAGCCGGTAGGAATTCATGGGTTTCCCACGGATCTCGACGCCCTCGGCATCGGCAGCAGCTTCGGCGGCTCTCGACGCCGGGTACCCCGCCCCTCGCGCGCTGCAATGACGGGCTCGCCGCGCTTGGCCTCTTTGCGCCGCGATTGCGTTTGCGCATCGGTCTGCTCGTGGATGTATGCGTCGATGTCGGCTTGGGTGAACCGCCAGCGCCCGAGCTTGACGGCGCGGATCTTCCCCGCACGCGCCTGATCGAGCAGCCAGTCGACAGAGACGCTCAGCCGCTCGGCGGCTTTCTTGGCGGTGAGTAGGCAGGGATCTGTCACGCTATCTACCCTTCTTTAGAACGCCCAAGGCGTTGACACCCATGCCGGTGCCAACATCCAGTCGGCTGGCAATCTTGACGGCGGCAACAGCGTCGGCGCCGGCTGCCATGGCGCCTAGGGCGTAGTCGCAACCCGTGCCGATCGCCCACTTGCGCGCATGCACTTGCTCGTAGCCATGCGTCTTGTCGGTGTAAAGCCAGATACGACGATCATCGTCGATGAGCATCACCGATAGATCGACAAACGTGGGGCGCTCCGCAATCTCACCACGTATCCACTGCAGGTAGGCGCGCGCATCGGCCGCGAGTCCCGCCGTGCCTACGATGTAGCGCCGGCCGTCTGGCGCAGAGACGCGGTGCACCTTTGGCCCGGTTCTGACCGGCGTATTGCCGTAGGTGCACTGCCGGTCGCCGGCAAGGGTGAGGCCATCGAATGCGATTGTCGTGATAGGCCGCCTCCGTTTAGATGTGTGTCCAACCCTGTCTCATGCGGATGGAGCGTGCCCAGCGAATCGCTACCGTCATGGCGCGATCCTGCGGAAACAGATGACAAAGACCCATGGATTCGCGTCCCACGAGCCCTTGCCGTTGATCGATTCCCATAGGCTTGCGTAGGAGTTGCACGCGAACTCCCATGCCGCGCTGTCGTCGTTCGGGAAGAAGTAGTGACGCCAGCGGCTACCGACCGGCTCGATTCCTTCGGCAACCGCATCGCGCCCGCTGATGTCGTTCAGCCGTTCGACCCTGATCTCGTCGATCTCGAGCAGGATGCGCGAGGCCCATCGCGGCATGAACATGCCCGGGCGCAGCCGGCCCGCCCAGTTAGGCATCGAGGTCGGATAGTCATCGTCATTGACGTACTGGCCGCTGTCGTCGTGCGCGCGCGAGCCTCCCGCGGCATACATCACGGTGAGGCCGCGCTCGTGCGGTAGATTGGCAGGCGCTGTCAGGTCGTGTGCCCTGGAAACGCGCCACGCCTCGCGCACCCATAGTTTGTCGCCGGGCTCGCCGTATGGGCAGGCGATGCGTTCGCCCGTATGCGTATGCCAGATGCAGCTCTGCTCAGGAATCGTGTCGCCCGCGTTGGTTCGCCCGCCGTTGGGGCCACCGATAGGCATCGGCTCCCACGTGCCGAGCGGGTTGCCGTGTGGCACCTTCACCTCTCGCCGCGTCTGCGTCTTGGTGCCGGCGAGTAGGGCGCAAACCATCGGCGCGCTGAACAGGATCGGACGCTCCCGCACACACCGGCATGCCTCGCCTCTGGTGCACGTGTCCTGCTCGCGGCACAGTGACTTGGCGCAGGCGATCATGGCTGGGGCTCCGGATACCCGTCATGGACGACCCCGGATGGAATGACAACCCGTCGAGAAAACGTATGGATTAGGTTGATGGAAGCGCTAATCGCGATCTTGTGTTCCAACTCGCGCCGCCGGGCTTCGCGGTCGATTTTGTCGCGGGGGGTGGTCATGCCACCTCCCTCGGTGCCGGCAGCAGTTTCGCGTCGGTCGCGTGCTCGAGCACGGTCTTTCCGCTCGGCAGCAGCAATTGCCCGAGGAACGCGCCCTCGAACGACAGCACGCCGGTCTCGATCGCGGTGATCTGCCCCTTTATCCAGTCGCGCAGGATCGAGTAGACGGCGATGCTTGCAATGTCCATTGCCTTGCGCTCGTGCTGGGCCTTCGTCATGCGCTGACGCGGCCCGATCGGATGGGCCTTGAGCCAGGCCATCGCGTAGCCCTTGGTGGAGGCTTTCACGCTGACCGGACGGCCGCGATATTCGAATTGCACAAGCAGTTCGCCCGCCTCGTCGTCGATCATGCTGCCGAACTTGGAGCAGCCGAACGCGCGCAAGAGCTTCTGCATGTCGCCGAGCGCGCGTTCGCCGCTGGTGGCGGATTCGTAGGGTAGAGTCATATGGCGCGTCATTGATCAGTTGAGCGCGGCACCATCGCGCGGCTTGCGCACGCCGCGCTTCTTTTCGCCTTCCGGGAACGGCCAGCCGTCGGCTGATCCAACACTGTTCTTCGTCGGATCGCCGGCCTTGTCGAACGCCGGAGTGTCGCCGACGGACTCCGCTTCCGGCGGCGACAGCGTGACCTCGATCTCAGATTGAATCAGCGAGCACAACCGGCCGTTCTGCTCCTCGGTCGGATGCGCCATCGCACGGAACGTGATAACCACTGTGCCGCCCTCCTGACAATCGAGACGGATTTCGTCAATGTCGACCTTGAGCACGATATCCGCCTTGCCGCTTACGCCGTAGGGAATTTCGATGTCGTAGCCGACACCCTTCCAGTCCCATTTGAGCGGACCGCCGAGCGCCGAGAAGCGCAGCGCCGTCAAACCGTCCGCAGGTGCCGCGGCCTCGGTCGGCTTGCCATCGATCAGTTCGCCCTGCTCGGGTTGCTTCGGGCGCACGTTCGAGGCGTTGTCGTTGCGCACGTAGAGGGCGGACTTAAGCGACGGATGGAAGAACGCCAGGCAGTCGTTCGACAGATTGGCGGTGATCTTCATGTAGCTCACCGGCACGCGATCTTCGCCGTGGCATTCCGCATTGGGCGAGAACGAGATGAGCTTGGCGCGCTGCTTCCAGAGTTCGAACATTGCGGCTCTTTGTGTGATTGGTTGTTATTCGCCCGCCAGTTGCGCGCGGCGGTCACGGTACTGCTCGGTCAGTTCGGCGCGCTGCGTGGCGTCCTCGATTTCACCGAGCAGGTCGGCAACGATATCGAGCACGTCAACGTCTTTGGCCTTCTGGATCTGATCGGCGATCTTGGCGTAGGTAGGGCGGTCGTCTGCGGGCTGCGCAGCGGCCTTGAGGGCGGCGAGCCGCGCTTTATAGGCATCACCAGCCGCCGCCTTGTCGGCATCGTTGAGGCGCGCAGCGTGTGCCGCCGCTTCCTCCATCTGTTCGCGCGTCGATGCTTCTGCAATCGCCTGTAGCACAACATCGAGCGATACCGGTTTTTGCTCCGCGTCCTTGCGCTTACCTGCCCCAACACGATCCTTGAATGCGGCCGTCTTGCTGGCGGACTTCTCCTGCTGCGGCTTTTCGATCACTTCGGCGTCGCCCATGAATCGCTCACGCGGCGGCTCGATGCTTTCCAGCTCATCCGTGGTGTAGACGCCGAGGATTGCGCCGGGGCAGTACATGCGCGCCCAGTTCTTGACCTGCAGATAGGCCAGCTGCTGCTTCGGGTTGGTTGCCCACAGCGGGGAGTTTTTTACCTTGACGCTGGCGGCACTCAGCCATTCACCCCACGTGATGTCCGTTTCGCCCTTGAGGACGGCACCGGCGCGGCACTCGACGTTTGCGCCTTCGCCGCGGTATTCGTAGTGGAAACGCCCGGCGATCGCGCCAGACTCCTGGGCAACGGCATTGACCAGTTGGGCCTCATAGCCCAGCGTGCCGTTGACCAGGTGCGTTTTCTGCCCCACGGCGAACGGGTCCATTCGCCAGCGCATCGCCTGCATGCTGACTGCCAGGCAGTCGCCGACGTTGCCCTGCAGGTGCTTGGGCACCGTGGCGCGGCCGGATGCCATCATTTCGGCAAACTTCACGACGCGGGAGAAATTGGCGTCGTTCAGGATCATGGCGGTGCTGCTGACGGATTCGTCGGACTGTTCTGCTGTCTGCAAAGCGGTGACGTTACTCATCGTTCGACTCCTTCTTGGTGCGCGGTTTGACGTGCTTGAGTTGGACATAGGTCGAGTCCTCGACCGTGTAGCCCTTGCGGGTGATCTCGCGGCGCTCGTAGCGGCTGCCGTCAGGTAGCGTCAGCGTGCCGGCGTCGCCAAACGCTTTGAGCAGTTGCGCGTCGGCCGCATCAGTGACGCATTGGAGTTGCGCGATTTGGTCTTTCGCGTCCATGCGCACCTTGTGCCAGTGCAAGATGCGGTCATCGCCCTGCACCTCGATCTTGTTGATGGCCTTGTGGATCACCTTGAGCGCGTCGAGCGCGTGCGGATGATTGGGGTCAATCTCGGGCAGATCCGGCCCGGCGATGTAGCGGTCGTAGAAATCCTTCGTCGTGTCGACGATCCATTCACGGATGTCGGCATCGTGCTCGAGCGGGTATAGGCGCAGGTCGTCGCCGCCGAAAAAAGCCGCAACGTCCCACAGCGCATAGCCGCTGAGCAGCATGTAGCCGTGCGGCTGCGGCAGATACCAGTCGGGCACGCCGTCGCTGCCGTCTTCGCCCCAGGCGCCACGGAAGTAGTAGGCCGGGCCGACGTTTTTGATTTCCAGCCCTCTGGCGAGCCCTTCATATTTGCGGTCGATGTGGCCGACGAGCCAGGGGTACATGTCGTTCGTCAGCGTGACATTGGAGCGACGCAAGCGCGTGCCGGTACGCTCGGCAACCATGTGCGCGATGACGCTCTCGAATGCGTGGCCGGCGCGCGTCTTGGCGTTGCCCTCGAATGCATGCAAGGCATTGCGCTTGCGCAGCACCAGCTCGGTTGGCGTCTCGTAGCGGTTGAGGCCGGCGATCGTGGCGATCTCGGAGACCGAGACGTGCGCCTTGCGTGCCTCGATCTGTTCAGCGGTCAATGACATGTCACCTCCAAAACAGCCACCACGCGAGCGGCAGCCAGAAACAGAACACGGAAACGCAGGCGGCGTAGCAGGCGGCGCGGATCACGTCGCCCTCGTAATCGTCTCGATCAGGTCCGTTCCGATCAGGATCACCAACAGGACCGCCGAGACGATCGCAATCAGGCGGTCCATCTGTTCCGGGGTAGGGCGCGTCATGCGTTGTCTCCATCAGAAGTTCCTCACGCCGCTGGGTGGGGTGGGGCGGTTGCCGGGTGGTTCCTTGAAGTCGGCCGACGGGTAGCTGTACAACTGCCCGCCGCTCCACTTGATCCACACGAAGTCGCCTTTGATGAACCAGCAGCCGAATACCGTGTGACCTTCGGTGTTGCGACCGTAGGCCAAGCGAAGCTGCTCGCTCGACGGGCAGGTTTCTGAGGTGATGTAGATGCCGCCGCCGCCCTTGTTGGGCACCATCAATTCGATAGCGAACACTTCGCTCGAGGCCAATGCGCCGAGGAGCAGGACAGTCGCTGCGGCGCCGGCAACGCTGGCGGTCATCTTCATTGCGGCACCTCCAGTGCGCGGACATGCGTGATCGCGGCCGACAACTGGACGGTGTTGATGATGTTGCCAATGCGGGCCAGCTTGTCGTCGGCCGGCGCCGTGCCGCGCAACACCGCCTGGATGTCGAACAGCGCGGCGGCATTGGCGTTGTCGTCGTGCCGGGTCCAGTCGTCGTCGACGCCGCTGTTGGCGTCGCGCAGATAACCGGCGAGTTCGAGATCGGCGTTCATGCCGCCCCTCCCGTTTCCGCCACCCAGCCGGTGGCGTCGGTATGTTCGTAGACGTCTGCGATGCTGCTGTCGGCCAGTTTGGTGCCTTCGATGACGCGCAGATCGGCGCGACGACGCGCACTGCGCCAGATGGCGTCGCGCACGCGCTGCTCGGCGGTTTTGTCGGCCGGTGGTAGTTCGGCAAGGGCTGCGGCGAGTTCGGTGATGCGATCGTGCTCGGGGTCGGGTGCGAGCCCGCAGGAGGCCCGAACGGCGATGTAGACCTGCGCTTCGTGCAGCAGGGCGATGAGTTCGGGTGCGGATTTCATTGGGGCGCCTCGACAAACTCACCGCTCGCGTCGAGCGAATACCAAACCATCGGCTTGAGTCCGTTGTCTCCGATTTTGCTCGCACGGATGTGCACGATTGCTCCTTTGTCATCGCGATGCGTCAGCACGATGGCGCTCCCGAGTGGGGCGCGTGCCGTGCTGTCGCTGCCTAGCGCGATGGCCACGGCATACAGGAGCGCGCCATCCTCGGCGGGCAGGATCTGACTGGTTGAGTTATCCCCGGTCGTCAGGCTGGCCGAGCTGTCGCCCGTGGCACTGCTGGCCGAGCTGTCGCCCGTGGCACTGCTGGCCGATCTGTCGCCCGTGGCACTGCTGGCCGAGCTGTCGCCCGTGGCACTGCTGGCCGAGCTGTAGCCCGTGGCACTGCTGGCCGAGCTGTCGCCCGTGTCGTGAGCATCTTTTGCCGGCTCGCACCGGGATTTGACAAACTCAAACGCCGCGGTGATCAACGCGGGGATGCCGATTTCGGCTTTAATCGCGATGCGGCTGCTGGCAATCTTCGTATCTTCGTCGTGGCGACTGAGCGCACCAGACTGCTCGACTACAGCGAACCTATTTCCGACCGGGCTGTAGTAGCTAAACACATCGAGCGGATGTTCGCAGGCGTGGAAGCCATTTCTGCAAGCCTCGACCGCCCCTGTGTGTTCATACGACTGGCCGACTGCGTACTGAAAACCGCGGCATTTCCAGTTGGCATCAAAACCTTTGTAGGCCGTGACGACCTCAGCGGCTGCCTCTTCTTGCTGCACTTGTTTGTCCATGCGTCCCCCGTGCGTTTCTGGTTGCAGGGGCAGGATTCGAACCTGCGACCTGCGGGTTATGAGCCCGCCGCGCTGCCGCTGCGCCACCCTGCTGCTGTCGTTACCCACCGGTCCCTGATCCGTCCGCCTCGGTCCTGTCGCGGAGCGGGTGCCGAGGGGCGGGGGGAGAGGTGATGGGGTAAGTATCAGATAACTGATAGTCCGTGTCAACAGAATCCTGATTAATTCAGGCAAAATAAAACCCGCACGGGGCGGATTGCCCGACTACGACGAGGAGAGGATCAGATGGAGAAGATCGGGATTCGAATGACGCTGGCGAGCGGAGTCAGTGCGCCGTTCCAGAATCCGGCGCGGCCGTGGTTTCGACTGTCTTCCACTTGCGCAGGGTCGCGAAGAACTGATGAACCTGATTGCCGGCGATCTGGCGATATTCAGGACCACGATTCGCCAACGAGTGAAGGCTTTGCTGCTCGATCGCAGCAATCAGGGCCAGCCAGTCGCCGTCGCTTGCTGACAGACGGGCAATGACGCTCTGGAGTATGGCCTCCTGCGCGAAGGCGCGCGCCTGCATTTCGTCGATGAACGGCTGCAACTGGGCGATGAGGTCTTCTACTTTCATGGGAGTCTCCGCGCAGAGGTAATCCACATCCGCCCGCAGCGGCCGCAGACGAAGACCTTGTCGCGCTCGGCGTTGATTGTCCGGAAGCGCCAGCGGTGGCCGGCGATGCGACAAAGCAAGGAGTTGAAAATGGACACAGGAACGAAGCCCCGGATCATCGAGGAGGTGCTGCGCGATGTCAGTGTTGTGCGGGACCGGATACGGAGCGAATTTTTTCAGCATCTCGGGCTGCTTTTAGCGCAGCAAGCACGGGCTGCTCGACACTCAGCAGCCCCTGTTCGAACGGTACCAGCGCTTCGCCTCGGTCCGCTTTCTCGTGCAGCGCTTGGCATTGAGCGAGCAGCAACCCGGCTGTGGCGGGCGATAGCACGGCAAGGCCCGAGGTAAGCAGTTCAAGCGCTTCGAGCTTGCCGAGCAGATATTGAAGGGTCTCGTTGTCGCTCATGTCGACTGCGTCTGATCCAAGGAAGGTGCGCAGCGGTGGCCGGGGAGGAGGCAGGTCAAGCGCTTGAGGTGTGTGCTCAGCGCTTCAGGCACTCGGCTGCCTCGTCAGCGGCGTTTTCAGCATATTGCGCTGCGTTCTTGGCTGCTTCAGTCGCATAGCCGGCTTGATTCGCGGCATCAATCGCGTGCCGCCTTGCGTCATCGGCTAACGATTCTATTTCGGAGAGTTGCCAAGCAATGAGAGAGAGGGCGATCAGAACGGTAATCCGGTAGCAAACGAGCAAGGCGGCTTTAGCGTCGGTGTTCATCACGATTCAGATCTATGGAAAAGGAAGCGGCCGCTCTAGATCTGAGCGAGCAAAACTGATGCCGCTATGCTGATAGAAAAGCACGCAGCATTGAACGAGCTGATGCGCAAATCCGAGTAAAGAACCCTATTTGTGAAGACTTGCGACAGACGCGGCGGTTGACCTGTAGCGCGCCACGCGTTGGTGATGGACCAAGCGTCGACGAGCTTCCACATTGCGGCGACGAAAGTGAACGAAGAGGCGGCGGATGTTATTCCTGCTGCCCAAGAGATTGCTTCGTTTGTGTCGATCCTCGACCAACGGAACAAGAGCGCGCCACCTAACAACAGGACAAGGCATAGCCCGGTGAGCCGCCAGGTTTTCGCTTCGTGTGCGAGTAGACCGGAAGAGGCGGATCCTGTTTCAGGCTGGTAATTGTTCACGGTTATGACCTTCGGCCTAATTTCTCGGTGGATGGCGTGGTGGTACGGTCCGCGTGCGCCAGTCTGGGAAGGCGATCACGCGCGCTTTTGCTTGGGCGGCGCCGCTGACTGTTTGGCCCATTCTTCTACCTTCGCCTTCACGGTTATCCGCCCCTCGAGATCGAGAGACTCCATGATCTCTATGACGGCTGCGATGTGCTTGTCGTAGAGAGAGTCGAACGCGACGCCGCGCTTGTTGCCCTTCCCCGTCTTCAGCCAGTAGGCGTCTACTCCAAGGGCGTGAGCCATTTCTGGCAGGAATTTGGAGTTCTGCTGCCCTCTGCTCTCGAGGGCGCCTACGAATGATTGCGCGATCTTGCATTGACGTGCCAGTTCGGCACCGGTCCAGCCCTTGGCCTCGCGCTCGGCAATGAGTCTGTCTCTTAGCGTAGTCATATCAGTATTGTGATTGCTTGTGCTATCAGACTGCTGTTGACTTGAGTAATCAGAATTCTGATAATCGCGCATGGACTGGAAAAAACTCATTGATGAGCTGCGGCAGAGCGGGCTGACCCAGGCAAAAGTAGGGGCCTCGATCGGGAAGTCGCAAGCGTGGGTTGCGGCTGTCTGCGCCGGCAAATACGACGACCTGAAGTGGTGCGATGGTGAGGCGCTGAGGCGACTTCACGCTGAGCACTGCGACATCGCCAAGGACGAAGCCGCCTGACATGCCTGCCGAAACCGCAACGCAGTGGGCTGACGCGTACCGCGAAATGCTAGGCATCCCGCGGGTGGATGTCAGGCGCTTTTCGGCTTCAGCAGCACTCGGTCTCGCACCGACTGCATCCCGGCGAGAAATTCGTCTGGCAGTGGCCGCGGCAAGGCTTCCGAGACTGCGCGCTCGTATTCGGCGTGGAAGCATGCCGCAGCGCTTTTCCGGTCTGGGTGCGTGATGAACAGCGCACGTACCGCCAGGCCGAGCGCGGCGACTTCGCCGATGAGCCGGTCGATGTTCGGCTCGCGATCGCTCTTCACATCGTTCATTGGATGCTCCTTTCTCAGGGGAAATTGAGACTAGGCATCCCGATTTTCCCATGACAGGAGTATCCGCCCCCTCCATGCCGACCAGATCCATCCTCCTCCCTCGAATCGGGCTACTCGCAAGGTCAAGCCCGGGATCGGGTCGGCGCCCCTCTGACCTCCGCGGGCTCATCGGCCTGCGGTCTTGCCGCCCGGCGAACTGTGACCGCCGGGTGGTTTTTTGAGGCTTGCGATGGCGCTTGAACGCAAGGATTTGAGACTCAAGCTCGACGCCGACACGCACGCCGGCTTGAGCCTGATCGCCGATGTGACCGATCGCGACATGGCCGACATCGTCGAGCAACTCGTCAATGAGTACGTGAAGCGGCGCATCCATGAGGCGAGTCTGATCGCCGATCGGGCGCGCCGCTTGGGCATTGCCGGGAACGGCGGGGAGTCCGTGGGGAAGATCGGGGAGTGACCGGGAATGAGCGAGCCCCACACCTTCACGCCGGCCGCGGAGATCTACGCGGATTCGCTGCGCCGGATACGCACGGAGTTTCGGCGCTCGGAGGTGATCTGGATGAGCAAGAACCTCGATCGGGATACGACCTTGAAGGCCGTCGAGCGCTATGCCAAAGGCGGGGCGAAGGACGGAAACGAACTCATGGAATTTGCGAAGGTGATGACATCATGAAATGGCTATTGGTGATCTGGTTCGCGTCGGGCGCTGTCGCGACACGCGAGATGCCGGATCGGGATCAATGCGAGATCGCGCGCTCGATCGTCGTCAAGCGGATCGACATCATGATCTGGATGAATCCTGAGCATCGAACAGCGCAGGTCGCATACTCGGCGTGCGTGCCGCGATGAGTCACGCCGTCATGACCGTCGAGCAGGTGCGGGCGCATCAGCAGCGCATTGGCCGGCGTTCGCCCCCGAATCTGATTTCCATGGTCGGCCGAAAATTCGGGAACTATGAACCTGGCAATTGCCGCTGGGCAACCATGCCGGAGCAGCAACGTAATAGGCGTAGCACGATTCTCGTTGAGCGCAACGGTGTAACGAAATGCGTGAAGGACTGGTGCGAGGAACTCGGCCTCAACGTTGATCGCATCTATGGGCGCATTCGTCGCGGCGAATCACCAGACGAGGCGCTCCGATGACTATGGTCCGCTTCACCGAAGAGCAACTTACGGCACACAGAGAACGCCTGAGAGTGTCGATGGAGCAGGCCGGCGCTCGGCAGGAAAGTGGGGGTAGCGAAGCTATCACGCTGCTGCTTCCTTGGCCTGTTTCGGCCAATAAATACTGGCGATCGTTCGTCCCGAAGGGGCAAACACGTGCTCTTGTGGTGCTGTCGGACGAAGCGAAGGCGTACAAGGTCAAGGTCAAGGCAATTGCGCGTGCGGCAGGGATTTCTACGCCGATCACCGGCCGTGTGGAGCTTGACGTTCGGTTGTACCCGGCGCGACCTAAGGATTGGGTCAAGCGCGCTCAACGCGATCCGGGCGGGTGGGACAACACGGTGCAGTCGATCGATCTGGACAACGCGTTGAAGGTCACGATCGACGCGCTCAAGGACAACGTGATCGAGGACGACAGGTTCGTCTGGCGCATCGAGGCCGAACGCATGGAGCCGTCCGGCGAGGCGCGCATGGTCGTCACGGTACGCTCGCTCGCGCCGCGTGACGTGCCGCAGCTCGGGTTGGGGTTCTGAGCCATGGCCAGAATCCGCTCAATCAAGCCTGATTTCTGGACAGACGAGAAGATAGTCGAGCTTGATTTCGCGACGCGCTTGTTCTTCATCGGCTCATGGAATTACGCGGACGACAACGGAAACCTGCAGCGCTCTGCGAAGAAATTGAAGATGCAGATTTTCCCGGCCGACGCGATCGACTGCGAGCCGCTGATTCTTGAACTGATTGCTCACGGATTATTCACTGAGTACTCAGTGAGCGGAGAAAAATATCTTCATATCAACAACTTCCGAAAGCATCAGGTCATCAACCGACCATCCAGGTCGCACATTCCGTCGTGTGAAATGCCTGTGGATAACTCAACGCTCACTGAGGACTCATTGACGGAGGGGAAGGGAAGGGAAGGGAAGGGAGTAAACCAAACTGCTGCTTCAAGCGGCGAAGGTGCACCAGAAGACCCGCCGCCGCGAACAGCAGCCGATCCGATCCAGTCCCGAGCGATCGAGCTTACCGCCTTGCTCCGACAGCGAGGCGCCTCGCTGCAAGCCAGCGACCCACGCGTCATCGCATGGGCCGAGCGAGGGGTATCCGATGCCGCAGCACTGAGCGCCCTGGAGGTCGCTCTGTCCCGACGGGCGGAGGCAGGCGATCCGAAGCCGGTCAACGCCGGCTACCTCGATTCGATCATCGGAGGCAATGGCAATGGCATCAGTACTCGAAAATCCGCAGCGGAACGCAGGGCCGATCATCTCGCCGAACTCGGCGGCTACGGTCCGGGTTCGCGAGCTATCGCCGGATCGGCAAAGCGCGTGGGTTGATGCCCTGTTCGGCAAGTTCGCCCGGACCTACGGCAGCACGTTCGCGAGCCTCTGGGCGGGGGTGCCGGTCGAGGAGGTGAAGGCCGAGTGGGGCGCTTCGCTGGGCCCCTACACCGGAGCGCAGATCGCGTGGGCCGTTGAGGCCTGCAAGCGCGAGCACGACGCAGCGCCGACGCTGCCGAAGTTCATTCGGCTCTGTCAGCAGGCACCGCGGGCAGAGCGGATGCCATTGCTGCCGGACAATGGCGTGCCGATCCCACCGGGGGTAGCCGCGAGGCTTAACACGGTGAGCCACAAGCCGCCACCGCAGAGCCTAGAGCAGCGCGCGGCATGGGCGGTACGCTTCCTGGAGCGTGTGGCCAGCGGAGAGACTTACCGTGGCGCTCCCCTGCCGTTGTCGTGTGAGCGCAACGCGTGCGAGGCGCTGACGGCCATCGGTGCGCGGCATCTTGCGCCGCCGGCCTACGTGGCGATGCATCGGCCGGTGTGGGCCGCTGGGCAGGGGTCGAAATGAGCCGGCTGCACGACGCATGCCACGCGCCGGGCTGCCCGCTGCCTGGTGCGCTGTCCGACGCAACCAACGGCGCCGGACCGTTCGCGTGCTACCTGCACTTCGGCAAGCCACGCGATCAGCATGACGCGATCACCGGCAAGATCCGCCAGCGCGATGCCGTGTGGCGGGCGATGCGCGACGCTGCCGCGATGGATCCGTGGCTCGAGTGGCAGCCTGTCGCGCGCCACGCGCTACGCGATCACCCGGATCTGCAACCGGGCGCCGACGAGGGCCGCACGGCATGGCTCATGCGCGTGCGTGGAGTCATGACGCGCCAATGCGCCGTGACGCAGGCCGATGTCGATGCGCAGATGAGACTCGATGACGAACAGGTGCCCGATCTCTGATGGCGCACTACATCATCGTTCGGCTTAATGATAAAAATCGCCGCATCGGGCAGGGCCATCATCGTGCGCGGCTGTCGGATGCCGATGTGGATCTGATGCGCGACCTGCACGAGCTGAACGGCAAGCCGTATCGCGAGCTGGCTGGGCAGTTCAGGGTGAGTTTCTGGACGGTTCGGGCGATTTGTCAGTATCGGCGCAGGGCGCAGACGGTTGTGATGGTCAAAGCGGTTATGGTTAAGAAAGTCGATGATGGTAGCGAAAAGTAGAGGGCTGACTGCCAAGCAGGCGCGCTTTATCGACGAGTACCTGACGGATCTCAATGCGACGCAGGCAGCGATTCGCGCGGGGTACAGCGCGAGAACGGCTGACAAAATCGGCCCGGAATTGCTAGGGAAAACCAGAGTTTCAGAGACGCTCGCTGCCCGCATGCAGGCACGCGAGAGGCGAACCGAGATTACACAGGATCGCGTGCTGCTCGAACTGTCTCGATTGGCTTTCTTCGACATCAGGAAAATATACGAGCCGGACGGGTCGCTGAAGAAGGTCACGGATCTCGACGATGACACCGCGGCTGCGATCGCCGGCATCGAGGCGATCGAAGTTGATACAGACGGTCGCCTCGTCGTCACGAAGAAGTTCAAGTTTTCAGACAAGAACGCTGCGCTGACCAACGCGATGCGCCACCTCGGGATGTTCGACGACAAGCTGAACCTGAACGTCACGGGTTCTTTGGCCGAAAGGCTGGCGCGGGCGCGGGCGCGGAACGGGGCGTAGAGAAATGACTAGCCGTGACAGCGTTGTTGAGGACGATCTGGTCGACCTCGCCGGAGAGTCTGCCCTAGACCCGCTGCACTGGGTCAATCACGCCTACGATTGGGGCGTCGGAGAACTCGCCGACCATTCCGGCCCGCGCGTCTGGCAATCCGAGATCCTGGCCTATATACGCGATCACATGAGCAATCCGGCGACGCGTCATCAGCCGTGCATGGTCTCGGTCGCGTCAGGCCACGGGATCGGGAAATCATCGCTGATCGGAATGATTGCGAACTGGGCGCTCTCGACGTGCGAGGATGCGCGCGTCGTCATCACGGCCAACACCGACACGCAGTTGCGCACCAAGACCAGCCCCGAGGGCGGTAAGTGGCAACGCCTGTCGATCACCGGATACTGGTTTGATGTACAGGCGACGAGTATATCGGCACGCGCCAAGGACCACGCGAAGACTTGGCGCGTCGACTTCGTCCCTTGGAGCGAGAACAATACCGAGGCGTTCGCCGGCCTGCACAACAAGGGCAAGCGCATCGTGCTCGTGTTCGATGAGGCCTCCGCCATCGCCGACAAGGTGTGGGAGGTCGCCGAGGGAGCGCTGACAGACGAGGATACCGAGATCATCTGGATCGCATTCGGCAACCCGACGCGCAACACCGGGCGGTTCCGCGAGTGCTTCCGGCGATTCAAGCACCGCTGGCACGTCCGGCAGATCGACAGCCGTTCGGTCGAGGGGACAAACAAAGAGCAGATGGCTGCGTGGGTCAATGATTACGGCGAGGACTCCGACTTTGTGAAAGTGCGTGTCCGCGGCATGTTTCCGGCTATGTCTGCGAAGCAGTTCATCAGCGTCGCCGACGTGGATGCCGCGTTCGGTAGGTCGTTGCGAAAAGAGCAGGTCGATTTTGCGCCGAAGATACTTACTCTCGATCCTGCTTGGGAAGGTGATGACGAACTGGTGATCGGGCTGCGGCAAGGGCTTCTGTTTCAGGTGCTGCGCACGATACCGAAAAACGATAACGACGTGACAGTAGCTACGCTACTTGCCAATCTCGAGGATTCCCACGAGGCCGATGCTGTTTTCGTCGATGCCGGCTATGGCACAGGGATCGTCTCGGCCGGAACGACAATGGGGCGTACGTGGCAACTGGTCTGGTTCGCTGGCGAGTCTACGGATAGGGGCTGTCTCAACAAGCGCGCCGAAATGTGGAAGTTGATGCGCGACTGGCTCAAGGCAGGCGGGGCGATACCAAAAGACCAAGTGCTGTATGACGATCTGATCGGACCGGAAACCGTGGCGAGGCTGGACGGGAAAATACAGATAGAGTCCAAGGCCGACATGAAGCGGCGCGGCCTGACATCACCAAACCGTGGCGACGCGTTGGCGCTTTCGTTCGCGTTCCCCGTTGTCAAGCGGGCAGACGCCGTTCTGCGCGGTCGTCCCGGCCAGCGCCGCGAGTACGACCCTTTCGCCGATTTGCAGGGCACATAACGCCGCGCCTCGCCTAGACAATCCGATCGGAATCAATCCGATCGGGCTATTGCCATGGCGTCTGCGCTCGACTCAATCCTACAATACCTGCCTGCCAACGTCAGGGCTGCGGCTCTCGCCAATGAGGCGCTAGCACTGCGGTCCATCACTCCGTCTGCGTCGCGGGCCTCGGGCCTGGCCATCGACATGGGCGGCGATGACGCCGGACTCGGCGTGCTGTCCGGATTCGACGGCCAGAAGACCGGCAACCAGTTCACGCGCGACATCGGATCGACGTTTCAGGGGCAGGCTCTGTGGGATGCGAACAATGCGGGTAACGCACGGCAGCCGTTCGACATCAACACCGACTTCAACGACCGGAAACTCTGGAAACCCGGCGCGCGTGAAGCGGTGCTTGGCTCGGCCACGTTTGATGACAAGCTGGGCCTGACGGTCGATCCGTCCGTCGTGCAGAAGTTCGGGCTTTCGCCCAAGGCCACGTTCATGGACCGCCTCGTACCGGCGCTGATTCTGGCTGCGGCCGGCATGGGCGCGGGGCAAATGTTCAGCGCGGCGACATCTGGCAGCGGATTCCTGCCTGCCGGCGGCGCTGGATTCGATTCGGCGACGATGTTCAGCGGCGGCGCTGGTGGCACGACTGGCGGGGCGGGCGGCGCTGTTGCGGGCGGCGGTGGCGGGGGCAATGTGGCTGGGCGGGTTGCCGGGAATTCTGTTGGCTCAATTGTTCCCGGTGGCGCTTCAGTACCAACCGCGATTGGCGCGGCGAACCCCGCGATTCTTGCCGAGACTGCAGCCGAAGCAGCATTCCTTGATGGGCTGTCTGGCGCTGCTGCTGGCGCCCATGTCAATGCTGGTTCTCCGAAAAGCGCGGTTGATACGCTCCGCGATCTGTACCAGACCGTCAAACCCGTCAAAGACGTGCTGTCCATCGGCCAAACCGTCGGCTCTCTGGTGCAAGGTGCGAACGCATCGGCCAACGCCAAGGACGCGGCAGCCAATCAGGAGCGCGTAGCTGAGGAGCAGTTGCGCCAGCAGCAGACCGCGTTGCAGGAGCAGCTTCGCGTCGCACAGCAGGCCCAGTTGCAGCAACAGGCCGCGCAGGAGGCGCAACTCAAGGCGCAACAGGCAGCCTATGCCGAGCAGTTGCGCCAGACGCAGGCGATGGCGGCGTACCAACAGCAGGTGCAGGCGCAACAGTTGGCGCAGCAGCAGGCCAATTTGCGATTGCAAGAGGAGGCGCTGCGCCGGAACAACCAGCGCCAGCCTGATTTCGCGTCGATCCTCGACAGCAATCGCCGCAGCGGCGCGCAGGGGCAGGCTGGCACCATGCTGACCGGGGCAGGCGGCATCGACCCACTGACGCTGCTGCTCGGGCGCTCGACTCTGTTGGGCGCGTGACGATGGCCGATACCAGCACGACCGATCTGCGCCGGCTGTACCTGCAACGATGGGCGGCGCTCAAGCAGGAGCGCGCCTCGTTC